CAGCAGGGTGTGAAGGGGAGCCCGGAGGGTTCCTCACGCAATGATTCGTTCAAGGCGCGGCACGCCAAGAACATCGCCAAAGGTAAAATGTCCGCAGCCTACTGGGCGGACAAAGTGAAATGGTAAGGAGAAACCCATGCGATATCTGCGGCACCGCTTCGACGGCACCATCTACGAGTGGAGTGAAATCCTCTCTGAGAACAAGTTGTGCGAGGAAGTGACCGAGGAAGAAGCCTTCCCCGAGCGTTTCGTCCCCGCCACCCAGAAGGGGCGCAAGTCCAAGATCAAGCTGGAGACTGAGGACGTGCCGCCCGAGGCTATCGATCCAGTCAACACCGCCCTCAACGCTGAGGCGTCCAAAGGGTTGCCATCGTGACACTTGGCGAAGTCATCATCGAGACGCGGCGAATCCTTCAGGATTTGAACGAGCCGCTGCGCTATTCCGATGCGTTGCTGCTGGGCTTTGCCAATCAAGCCCTCAAACGTATGGCTGTGCTGCGTCCCGATCTGTTCGCCATAATTGCCGAGCTTCCGACGCAGGCCGGTCAGGTATTGCAGTCCATGCCCGCAGATTCGCTGCGGATCATGGAGGTGTTCCAAGTCAAGGATGGCGCAGGCGTGACAGAGGTCAGCCGCAAGGCCATGGATGAGACGTATCCCGGCTGGATGAACGATCCTGCTGCGGTGTGCGTGAACTGGATGCGGCATGTGCGCAACGCCAATCGTTTCTTCATCTACCCCAAGGCTCCGGTCGGGCAGATTTTGATCGCTGAGTACGCTCAGACCCCGAAGAACTATGCCATCGATGAGGAGATCGAACTCCTGCCCGATGCGTTCTATCCCGTACTGGTCGATGGTACTGTGTTCCTCGCTGAGTCGGTGGACAACGAGCACGTCAACTCCAACCGCGCACAACTGTTCCAGCAGTCGTTCACGCAGGCGCTGGGGGTCAGTGTTCAGTCTCGGGCTATCACGGATACGGACGAGGGCGGGTTGCCGCCAGAGCAGGTGATCTAAATGGCGACACGCACGTTCCTCTCCCTTGTCCAGCGCCTTGTCACCAGCGTGCCGGGGTGCCCGCAGCCGGTCATCGAGCAGTACGTGCGGGACGCTGCTATCGATGCGTGCGAACGCACGCTGGCATGGCGCTACGAGCAGCCGCTGATCCGCCTCACGCCCGGAGTCTACGAGTACCCGTATGAGCAGCCCAGTGGTTCCGAGGTGCACGCCTTCATCACCGCATCGGTGAACGGGCGTCCCATCGACGCTGTGACGCTGGAGGACATCCACCGCAGGTATCCCGATTGGCCGAGCTTCGCTTCGGATCGTCGGGCTGGTCCACGATTCATCATGCAGTTCGACGTGGACAACTTCGCACTGGCCCCGGTGCCTGATGACTCGGTGGTGTATGACCTCAAGATGATCGTCGCACTCAAGCCGTTGCGCACCGCCCGTGGGATGGATCAGACCGCTATGGACGATCTAGAGAACGTGATCATGCACGCTGCGCTGCGTGACCTACTCATCCTGCCTGACAAGAACTGGTCCGACCGCGAGTTGGGTTCGTTCCACGCCAAGCAGTACATCCACAAGACCGCAGAGCGCCGTGCTCGCGCCACGCTGGGCGCGGGGCGTGCTTCGGTGTCTGTGCAGATGCGACCCTTCGTGTGAGGTAACTATGGCTGTTGATGTCATTCGACTGGTGAGTGGGGACGACAAGCCGGTAGTCATCCTGACGCTTACCGACGATATCAGTGGGTCGCCCTACGACCTCACGCCGGTCAATACGACCGTCTCTGTGAAGTTCCGGGCAGCGGGTACGCAGACCACGCTGTCGGTCATTGCCTGCTCCAAGGTCGGCACGGGTGCCGATGGGCGGGTGCAGTTCACCTTTGCTGGCGGCGTGCTTGATGTGCCCCCCGGCATGTACGAGGGTGAGGTTGTGATTGACGAGAACGGCCTGCTTCAGACCGTCTACGATCTGCTGCGGTTCCGCGTCCGAGAGAACTTCGCTGCTCCGGCCTGATCATGGCAAACATCCGCATCTCTGCCGCACGACTGATCCCATCGCTGGCCGCGTCGGCAGCGGTCGCTGCGGTGTCTGCGGTAGTTCTTGCGCAGTCGGTGTCAGTCACCGACATACAAGTTGTAGAGAGTCCGCAGCCCCGAGTCCGCGCTTCCATCACTGTCGCGCAGTACACCGTGCAGGCCGACTACGCCTCGCGGGTGCGCATGACCGCAGAGGTGCTGCCGCTCACGGCACTGCCCGGTGAGGTTGTGGTCATGGATGACACCGTGGCGTTGACCGTCACTGTGGGGTCGGGCGACGAAGTGTTTGCTTCGGATGAGATCAATTCGTTCGATGTGGGGCAGGTGTCCACCGATGAGGTATCCGCCGAGGATGACATCAACGCCTTCGATGTGGCGCAGGTGTCCACTGATGAGGTGGTGGCTACCGAGGCCATCGCTAAGACTCTGAGCCGCCCGGACATCACTGACGCGACCACTGCCATCGACTCGCCAGCCAAGCATCCGCAGCCTGCGTATGCTGATGCAGTCACATCGACGGACGCCCTCAACTCGTTTACCATTGGGCAGGTATCGACCGACGCTGTGGTGAGTACGGATGCGGTCAATCGGTTTGTGGTGGGGCAGGTATCAGCGGATCAGGCGGTGATCGCTGATGCAGCGGCACTGATAGTCACTCGACCCAACCTGACGGACGTAGCCACTGCGACTGATACATCGACGCGGCAGGTGGGGCTTGCACGGACATCGGACAATGTGTCCATGGGTGACTCAGCACCGATCTTCAATATCGTTGCAGCGCCAGCCGATGAGGTAGTAGTGACAGATGAGTTGGTGGCTGTACTTACGACTGGTGGGGCTGCTGGGCAGATCAACGCGCACATGATCAATGAAGTGTTGATCAACGGCGGGACGTAATACGAAGGAGCATGAAATGCTGAAAGACAGTTTGATTGTGACAGGTGCCCTGAAGATCGTCCTTGCCGACGCTCAGGGCAACATCAAGGACGAGCGCGAGGTCGAGAACCTTGTCGTCACCGTGGGCAAGAACTACATCGCGTCACGCATGATCGGCGTATCCGACAACGTGATGTCGCACATGGCGATTGGTACTGGCGTCACCGCCCCCGTGGTCGGTAACACTACGCTGGGTACGGAAGCTGGGCGTGTGGCGTTGACTTCTTCCACGCGCACGAACAACAACGTCGAGTACATCGCCACCTTCCCGCCCGGTACGGGTACCGGCGCGATCACGGAAGCCGGTATCTTCGGTGCTGCGTCGGCGGGCATTATGCTGTGCCGCACGGTGTTCAGCGTGATCAACAAGGGTGCAGCCGATACGCTCGGCATCACTTGGACCGTCACCGTCAACTGATCGGGGTAGGTCATGGGGATCAAGATCGCCAACAATGCGTACTCGATGCTCGCTGCCGGGATCACTGACAGCGACGTGAGTCTGACGCTGACTCCCGGCACAGGTAGCCGGTTTCCGATCTTGTTGCCCGGAGACTACTTCTACGTGACGATGGTCAACCCAGCCAACCAGACAGAGATCATCAAGTGCACTGCACGGTCTGGCGATATCCTGACTGTGCAGCGTGGGCAGGAGTCCACCGTAGCGCGAGAGTTCAACGTGGGCGACCGGATCGAGATGCGCGTGACGGCGCAGACGCTACTAGATGTTGTGGCAGAGGCAGTCGCCGCTGCACTGCCATAAGAAGGCGAGGTAAGAGATGGGTATCAAGGTCACAAACAATGCCTTCGGAGTCCTCGCATCGGGGATTACCGATGGTGATACGGTCATCACGCTGGCATCCGGCGACGGTGTGAAGTTCCCATCGCTCGGGGTCAACGACTACTTCTTCGGCACCCTGATCGACTCGGGGAACAACCTTGAGATCGTCAAGGTGACGGCCCGTGCGGTGGACACCCTCACTGTGGTCCGTGGGCAGGACAACACGACTGCTCGGGCTTATACCGCTGGCGACCGCTTCGAGCTTCGCCCCACCGCAGCGATGTTCTTGGCCTTCACACAGGCCGAAGGTATCGCCTATGACAACACGACCTCTGGGCTGGCTGCTACCGACGCACAGGCCGCGATTGATGAGT